ATGGCAACGATTAGAGCAAGAAAAAAGGCCGATGGAACGGTTAGCTATACCGTCCAAATCCGCCTCAAGAAAAAGGGTGTCCTAGTCTATCAAGAAGCCCAGACGTTCGCCCGCAAGCAGGCAGCGCAGGCTTGGGCGAAGCGACGAGAGACTGAATTGGCCGAGCCCGGTGCTATCGAGCGGGCTAACCGTGTTGGGCACACAGTCAAGGACATGATTGATCGCTACTTGGTGGAAGCTGAGAAAGCTCGGCCGCTGGGTAAGACGAAGCAACAAACCCTTCTAGCTATAAAGAACAGCTACCTGGGGGAGGTGGTCGATTCCGACATATCTCAGCAGGTGTTGGTGGACTATGCCCTATGGCGTATGAGTGCTCCAGGCGGTGGCGTTAAACCGCAAACAGCGGGCAATGATCTGGCTCACCTGGGGTCAGTGTTGTCGTTGGCTAGGGCTGCGTGGGAGTACGAGATCAATCCCCAAGCTATGCCCGACGCGCGCTTAGTCCTAAAACGCCTCGGCTATAACATGAAAAGCCGGGAGCGCGATCGCCGGCCAACGCTTGAGGAACTCGACAAAGTGCTAAAGCATTTTTTTGAGATGCTTGCACGGCGTCCGACAGTCATTCACATGCCCAAGGTCGTGGCGTTTGCCATCTTTTCTACGCGCCGTATGGACGAGATCGCTCGCATCATGTGGGAGGACCTGGATGAGCACCGCCAGGCGGTGAAGGTTCGTGATATGAAGAATCCTGGGCAAAAGATTGGGAACGATGTGTGGTGCCATTTGCCGGATGAGGCCTGGGCGATTGTGCAAAGCATGCCGCGTCAGTGCGCTGAGATCTTCCCATATAACACAGACTCAATCGGCACGGCCTGGTCCAGGGCTTGCAAAATGGTTGGCGTGGTAGATCTGCATTTTCACGATTTACGTCACGAAGGTGTGAGCCGCCTGTTCGAAATGGATTGGGATATCCCGCGCGTATCGAGTGTTTCCGGTCATCGTGACTGGAATTCGCTGCGGCGTTACACCCATCTCAGGGGGCGTGGCGATAGATATATGGAATGGAGTTGGTTAGAGCGGATTATCCAAGACTCAGTCACCTTAGGCGCTCGGGTTCAGTAGTTGGCTGGGGTAGGCGCAGAATTGACCATCACCTGCACTCGCCTTGACGGGGCGCTTGCATGGGACTTGATTGGTGCAACGGATGTCTTGATGCGTATTAAGCGGCCAGATCTGTCCTGCGAGTACCATCGTCTTGGGGCGATCAGTCCAGCAGGAGTGGCTGTTCTCGATCCGAAGCGGCACTTGATCTAGGCAGCTCGCGGCCAAAAGCGGACGCTATTTATAGAAAAACAAAATAGGGAAATTTTGAGTATATGGCGGTATCTGAGAACTCTGAGTGGCGTTGGCTAGATGCGGTCAAAGAGCTGCTCAAAGAGCTGACTTCGCAAGTCCAAGGCAATGAGTCAAAAGCTCTGTGTGATTTATTTCCTTTCTTGGACTCGGCCAATGAATCCCTAGAAACTCTAGATTGGCTCATTAGCCACCTGCGGTTGCGCGATGCATATGTGATATCGCGAGTAATCTATGAAACGCTTCTAAATGCATGCTTCATCACTACTGATCCTCAAGTATTAGGGTTAAGGGCGCATACGCATGCTAAACAGAAAGCTCTTCGGGGCCTAGTGCGGGCCATTGAGGTTTCTGGTGAAAAAATATTTGAGCACCGGCCTGACGGTGTAGACGAACTCATGGGCATGCCATTGCATAAAAAATGGCTGGACGAGTTTACGTCCAAAACCGGAAGAGAAGTGACCTCGTGGACTCCTGAGAATGTATCAAAACGTCTAGACGTGATTAATGAGTCGTTCGGTCAAAGTAAAAGTCGGGGTTTTGCATTTGGCCTTTTGCTGTATAGGCATTCGTCAGAAATAGCTCACGGTACTTTATTCGGTACTATGTTTTCATGGGGTGCGATGGAGGTTGGAAAACCTTTACCTGGCCCCAAAGACATGGTCATATTTAGAGAGAGGGAAATGCAGTACTTGATAAAGCTGCTTGCGTACTCTATCGAATCTGCAATAAGAATTATTTCAGCACTGCTTGGTGATGAAGCCTTGTCTGAAAGAGCAATACAAGCACGAGTCGATTACTACGGAGAGAAGAAAGGTCAGGAGACCCCTTTCGATAGGCAGATTCGTTTGAATTTAGATGTTCACAACTGAACGCTATCGAGCTAATACGGATGCATCGAAAATTCCTGTTCGCACAATCACTGAATTGCAAGTGAGTATGAACAGGCTTGCCGAGATGTGTAAAGTTAAATGTGCCCCTAAATGGATGTATTAAGCATGACTGAAAAAACACAAATTGATAGTGTATTGAAAATGCACGAAGATTTCGACGATAAAACTATTGAGCTAATGTGGGGGCGCGCTTTATTTGTTTTTGACTCAAATGTACTGCTAGATCTTTATCGTCTGCCCATAAATGCGAAAAATGAATTATTAAATGTCCTAAGGCATCCGAAGATAAAAGATAGGATATGGATTGGCTTTCAGGGTCTCCTTGAATTTCTAAATAATCGCCATGATATAATAGGTGATCAAAAAAGCAAGTTCGAAGAAGTTCGGGGTTTGTTGAATGATGCTAACGCTAACTATAAAGAATCCCTCAAAATTCTCATGGCAGGTTTGGAAAGGCTAAGGCTAAGCAAAAGGCACTCATTAATTGAGCCGGAAAAGTATATAACGTATGAAAAGATAAACTCAGGAATAGATTTTATCAATGATTTCTTGGGTGAGCTTGACAAGCTTGAAGAGAAGCAACCAGACGTTCATCAGGCAGACAATACAAAAGCACAAGTATTAGAGATATTTAGCGGGAAAGTTGGTGATGGATTTGACAAGGATGAGCTATACAGGATTTACGACGAAGGAGAGGAGCGCTACAAGCAAGAAATACCGCCAGGATATAAAGACAAGGGGAAGAAGCACTTCTATGTCGTGAAAGATGTAGAGTATAGGTGTAAATTTGGTGATCTTGTTTTTTGGAAGGAAGTTATTCGCAAGGCTCGATCTGAGAGTATTGAGTATCTGATTCTAGTAACTGGTGATGTTAAGCCGGACTGGTGGTTTGAGAAAAGAGGTAAGAAGCTTGGTCCAAGAAAAGAGCTTCTCAACGAGATTTATTCTAGCGCTACCGAGCTAAAAGCGTTTCATATGTATGATACTTCAAATTTCTTACGCCGAGTGGGCGAAAGGTTTACAGTTGATGTAAGCGAGTCCACAATTTTCGAAGCTCAGAGCTTGATAGATTCAGAGCGCGAGCACGATTCATCTGGATGGGTAGATTTTTTTGAAATTTTGAAGCTTGTAGCCTCGAGTTTTGATAAAGTCATTCTTGTGCAGTCGCCTCGAATAACAATAAGCCCAAGTATCAAAATTCCCTTAAATAACTTATTTACTGCGCTGTGTGAGATAGTCCACAATGTCATATGTCATGGAGATAACAACCGGCTTCATATTGATTTGCTTGCGGATAATGGGTTCGAAGTAATCCAGTTTACAAATACGTATAGCGGACGAAGCCCCAGTGCTATCCTGCCTGACGAGCACCATCTACAAAGCTCACTCACGGAACGCAGAACAGGCTTGGCGATGATTCGAAGCGTTCTACGTCGTGAGGGAATAAGTATACGTACTTCGCACACCATGGATGAATACTGTTTGGAAATGCTCATTCCAAAGTCAATATTCAAATCATGAGGTCGAGTGGAGTACTCGGCGTTAGATGTGTGTTTTGCATTGTCGGCCAAATGGTAGTGTAATATATGACTGGCACTCTTTTGAGTGCCGGTCTGTCTTGGAATTCAAATGGGCGCATTAGGAAAAGCGAAGCATATTTAGGCGTTTACGAAAAGTGCGTGCGCGACTTCGACCTTTCCTTGCGTTTTTAGCTTTGACTCGCCGTCAGTTCTTATTCAACTGCGTACACTCTTTGCGCGCAGCATCCCGCTGCTGGTCCAGGTAGAGAGCTAGATCCGCGATGTGTATGCCCCGGGCGCTCTTCTGGCTCGGTTCAAGTCGGGTGATGGGCAGCTTGATCTCCCCGGCCAGCACCTTGCGTTGGAATACGAGCGGCGTAAGGTGCGTGAAGTAGTCGGCGCATACCTGTTCGAGCGAGATAATCGCCGTGCCGTTGTACTGTGCCATCAAAACAAAGGCTGTGTTCACTCATGGCCCTCCTGCTCCAGCGAATTCGTCTCGGCGTTGCTGGGCCGAGCGTATTGCCGACCCTCACTGAGCTGTGTTAACACCTGTTTGCTGGCAAGGTTAAACAACTCGTCGGCGCTAACTGGCGCTATGGACTGCTCGAAGTTGCGCACGGCCTCTAACCGAGTTCGATACAGCCCGGCCTGGCCGAGCCAAGCGGCTGCGTTGGGGGTCGCGGTCGGTGCGGGATGGTCGTGCTGGCTCATGCTGCCTCCTCCGTGCTTGTGGCACCGGCAGGGGTTTCGCGCAATTGGGTGTGAATCCGTTTAGCCAGGCCTCCCAGTTGGGTGGCTTGCAAGCTCGCGCGTGATGCCTGCTGAGTTGCCTTCATTGCGATTAGCGTCCGCTCGGTCAGGCTCAGGGTTTCCATGGCGCTGATGAGCAGCTCGTAATCCGCCCTGGTCATCGCTAATCCGGTGTAGGACATGATCCGAGTTTCCAGCTCGCGGATGCTGCCTTTTAGGTGTGCGATAGCTGTGTGGTGCTTACGCTGGTCTGCTTCGGCTTGAACTTTGGCTTCGTCCAGGTCGTCCTGAAGACCTTTGATCCGCAGTTTCAGATCAGCCTTTAGGCTTTGTTTCCCTGCTTCCAAGCCTCTGTTGAAGGCTCGGTGGCGCGCTTTCGCGAAAAGGAAAGGCAGGATGGCCAGGGTGATCAGCAAGAGAATGCCAATGGCAAGAAATTGTTGGTGCGGTTGCATGTGCTGTGCTCCGAAGTGCCCAGCACCGGCCGGAAGTGTGGTGGTGGCCTGGTGCTGGTTGTGTTGCCCCTGATGGCCGGGGCTGCCTGTGTTAAGCCGTCTTCTTCGCTTGGGTGTCGAGGTAGTCGGCCAGGTCATGCAGGTAAATCACGTACTGCGCTCGGGCTGAGTGGTGCAGCTTTTTAGGCTTCAGCCCAATCTTTCCCGTGTTGATGAGCTCTCTGAACCGACGGTCTGTTTTGATGTGCGGAAAGTAATGCTCTCGCACGGCAGTCAAGGTCGGGCAGGGAGTGGTCCATTGCTTGCGCAGTTGTCCAAGCGTGTCCGTCATTGGCGGTCCCCGTACCCCTCGGGTAGTTGGCCGAGCTTGGTGCGTACTGCGTTCGCAAGCGTGAGCTTGCAACTGCCGTAAGCAGTCGTGCAGATGTCGCCGTGATCATTGGTTACAACGGTACCGAAGGGCTGGTCTTCGTCCGTGGTGGGAGTGATGTAAGCGCGCAAACCTTCAGGTAGCACATCGCTCACGCAGTCGAGCGCTTCCATCAAGGCAATTGCGCGCTGGGTCTGTTTTCCCGACTCAGTTCGGCCGTTGGCCACGTCCTGAAGGAAGTTGCGAAGGGCCATGTACTTGGTCGAGTCGCCGCGCCGCAGGGAGATCGAGCCCGTGTAGGGGCCAAAACGCACCTGCAGGTGGTGGTCGCGGTCGTCGTTCTCAACCAGGATGTGGGCGTCGAGAGAGATTTCAGGGCGGTTCAGGGAGCAGGTGGTGTTGCCGCCATTCTCCAGCGTGCGCTCCAGCAGCATCACGCGGCGCAGCTTGATTGTGAAATCACTCATGCCGCACCCCCGTTAGGTACGGCGCGAACGTGCCCGGATGTAGTGACGATCAGTTGCAGGCCGGTGAAACGTTGAAACGCCTCAATCGTGGCTGGGCGGGTACAGGTGGTGGGGTGCAAGTAGACCTTGCACCCATTTCGGAGCTGCGCAATTGGCATTTCTGGACCTCAGTGGTGAGAGGGTTGCGGTCCAGACAATACTCAAACGAATTTTTCCGGTCAATACCTAAACGAGACGATTGCGATTCGTTTAGGGGTTAAAAGATTTCAACCTTCGATACGACCACGCCACAAATGGTGGCGTCACTCGGCAGTTCGATGATTGGGTCCGGCCAAGATGGGTTCAGAGGCTTCAAAAAGTGCCGCTCACCCTCTACCACCAGCTGCTTGAAGGTTGCTTCTTTACTGTTTGCCAGCTTGACGATGACCAGGGAGCCATTTTCATAGTCCCTAGCCGGGTCGACAAAGATGATATCTCCCTCTCTGAAGGAGCGACGCTCATGCGGGTTAAACATGGAAAGACCGCGAACCCGCAGGGCGAAAGTCGCACTGCTGTGTGAGACGGCGCAGGGTAACCAAGCTTCTGCAGCCTCAAGTTCAAACGGTTCTTGCATCTCGCACCAGGCTCCGGCCTGTACCCAGGAAATCAGAGGTACGAAGCCACGAACGTTCGGTCCTGGCTCCACGTTGGCCGTTGGCCCAAGTGGCGGCTGGCTGCCACCTTCTCCCTTCCATAGCCAATCGGTAGTCACACCGAGGGCTTTTGCGATCCGCTCGACATTCTCATGGCGGGGGCTAGCCGATGTGCCCGACAGAATCCTATGGATGGTTGGCTGTGGTACTCCCGAACGTCGGGCGAGCTCGCCGCCTGACAGCCCGAGTTCATGCATGCGTTTTGCTACGCGATTCCCTATCACTGCGGATTGCTCTGATTAGTTTGCGTATCACAAGTGTATTGCTCTGACCTATACGTTTGGGTAATATCTGGTTATTCGCTAACGAATAGGTTGCATCATGTCCATACAAGAGATGCTTGGAGCGCTAATCGAGAGGGGCTTTTCGCAACGCGCGATTGCAGAGCGGGTTGGCGTTACTCAGCCAACCATCTATCGCGCCACGAAGGGGGCGGCGGTTCGCTACGAGGTAGGCAAAGCTATCGAGGCTTTTTACGAGGAGCAGGTAGTAGGAAGTAAGTGCAAGAAGGAACACTGAGCCAGGGCCTCTCACCACAAGAATCCCCTAGCTCAGCGTGAACGGCGCATAGCGCCGATGTACCCCGCCATCCGGTCGCCTCTCACCACAAGATCCGACGGATGACTAGAACCGCGTGAAATGCCCGCACAGCACGCAAAGCACAACACATCGGTCGTATTCACAGGATAGGGCGTACTTACCCCTGTGACTACACCGTTAATTGAGGTTTAACGGTTCATGAGTCGCATCGATAACCAGCAGGACAACAGTCCCGCTCTTTCCCTGCGGCACGCGCTTTGGCGTGCCGGCCGCGAATACAAGGGCGGCATCACTAGGTTGGCGTTTGAGATGGGTATGGATCTCGACGCTCTCCAGAAAAAGCTCAAGCACGACGAAGAGCGCCGGTGGCTCAGCCCTGACGAACTGGAAGAGGTTCTGCAATGGACTGCCGATCGGCGCGTTCTCGACGCCCTAGGTCGTGCCGCTGGCGTTGTTTGGTATCGCCCGGCACCGGTTCCTGCAACCAATGAGCAACTGAAAGCAGTTGGCCTGCTGCTTAAGGAAGCGGCAGAGTTCGTGAGCAGTATGCACGAGGGCGCTGCCGACAACGTGTGGGAGCCGCACGAGGTGCAGAAGCTGGATGCATGCGGGCTGGATGTGATTCGTCAGGTGCTGGCCATCACATCGGGTGCACGCCAAGCCATGGAGGACCAGGACAATGGCTGATGCAGTCGACTTCGCTAATGACCAAGCTGAATACTATCTCCAACTTTCGCTGCAGCGCCTTGCGCGACTTCCTGACAGGCCTTCAGCACAGAACTGCGAAGACTGTGATGAGCCTATTCCTGTAGCTCGTCAGCTCTCGGTCGCTGGTTGCGTGACCTGCATCGATTGCCAGGATCTGCGGGAGCGTCGTCGATGAGTGAGCGCCCAACCCCTACCACAGCTGATTGGGCGCGCCGGTACATTGAAACCTTCAATCTGGCTCTGGTTCCCATCGAGCCAGGTGAGAAGGGGCCTAAGGGTAACGGCTGGAACAAGCCCGGAGGCTACTTCACTGTCGCTGCTGATGCTGAGTCGTTCTGGAAGAAGCGCCCGAGTCACAACCTTGGGGTAGTGCTCGGGCCGAGTGGTGTCTGCTCGCTGGACGTTGATGAAGCTCAATGCACCCGGCAGATCCTGAGCGAGTTGCTCGGAATGGACTTGGACGCGTTGGCAGATGCTTATCCGACCTCGGTGGGCAACCCAGCACGCTTCCGCATTATGTTCCGGGTTCCCGATGGAGTTGATCTGAGCTGGCATCCACTGACCTGGCCAAGCCAGGCGGATCCAGATGGCTCGATCCACAAGGCGCTCATGGCGCAGGTCAGGGCTGCCAGAGACGCTGGGGACACTGACCGGGAGGCTGCATTGAAGGTAGCCGCTGAGCCGTTCAAGAAGATCCCCGTCTTCGAGCTGCGTGCCGGCCTGGTGCAAGATGTACTGCCGCCCTCTATCCACCCTGGTACTGGCCTGCCATACACTTGGCGTACACCGCCATCTGCGGAAGGTCTGCCAGAGCTGCCCCCTCAGTTACTCGCTATCTGGCAGGGTTGGGAAAAGTTCAAGCCCAAGGCTGAGGCTGTTTGTCCTTGGCTGCCTCAAGCATCGCCGGCGCCGCGACCAGCATCTGCAAGGCCTCGCCCTGCTACTGGGCGCAGTGGGCGTGATCTGCCAGAAGTGATCCCGCTGTTCAACCAGGCACACGACATCGCTACGCTGATTGAGGCCCATGGCTACGAGCGTCGAGGCGACAAGTGGCTCTGCCCGCAGAGCAGCAGTGGTTTGGCAGGTGTCAGCATCATCGACGACAAGCTGTTCTCCCACCACAGTTCCGACCCGTTGGCGAACGGTCACAAGAACGATGCGTTCGATGTGTTCTGCATCTTGGTGCACAACGATGACCGGCGTGCGGCGACCCGGGCCGCTGCGCAGATCCTGGGCATTGATGCCAAGTCACGCCCACCAGTTCCGCCACCACTGGGCGAGCTTCCCCGTGCCCCGTCGCTGGTCAAGCAGGCCGAAGAACCTTCAGCTGGCGAAGGCAACGCCGAGCGGTTCCCCCAAGCTATTTCGAACGGCGGCTCAGCCAGCCCGGCCACCTCCTCGGCCGCCGGGGGGGAGGGGGGAAGGGCTATGGACATTGCCACCGCAATGCGCCGCTTCGCCCTGGTCGAGGGGACCACAAACGTATGGGATATGGACAAGGCGAAGCCTATGAAGCGTGGCGGCTTCGAGGCTCTGGTAGGCAAGCCGATTGCAAAAGAGTGGATGGAGCGTACCGACAAGAAGCTTATCGCCCCCGAGCAGGCTCAAGAGCTTGATCAGGCTCGTCGGCTGTCCGCCAAGAAAGGTGGGGCGCTGAAGCTCGATCCCATCGAGCGATACGTCTACATCGATGGGACCAAGGATGTTTGGGACCGAGAGAAGAAACGCCGTATCGCCGAAGGCGCCGTGAAAATGGCGATGGGGGAAGAGTACAAGTGGTGGCTCAACAGTCAGAATCGCCGTGTAGTGGACGTGGACCACATCGTGTTCGATCCCACCATGACCAAGGATCCCAACATCTACATCAACACTTTCGAGGGGCTGCCACTGGAGCCAGTGCGTGATGACGCGGCCTGCGAGAATCTGCGATGGTTGATTTCGTTCCTCTGTAACCATGACGGGGATGCGCTGGCTTGGCTGACGAAGTGGTTGGCGTACCCACTGCAGAACATGGGGGCCAAGATGGATACAGCGGTGCTTATGCACTCCATCATGGAGGGCTCGGGCAAGAGTCTACTGTTCGCTGATATTTTCGGTCAGCTGTACGGACAGTACGCCGCGACTGTTGGCCAAACGCAGTTGGAAGGTAGCTTCAACGCCTGGCAAAGCCGCAAGTTGTGGGCTGTGTTCGAGGAGGTCGTTAGCCGTGACCAGCGGTACAACCAGGTAGGCAAAATCAAACACATGATCACTGGCAAGACGGTGCGGATGGAATCGAAGTTCATCAATGGCTGGGAAGAAGCCAACCACATGAATGCGGTCTTCCTGAGCAACGAAATCATGCCGTGGCCTATCAGCGATGATGATCGCCGGATGCTGGTGATGTGGCCCCTGCAAACACTGCCGGTGGAACGGCAGAAGGCTATTAGTCGGGAGTTGGTCAACGGAGGGGTGGCTGCGCTGTACGGTTGGCTGCTCGCGGTGGACCTCGGCGATTTCAACCAGCGTACCCGACCTCCGAAGACCGAGGCCCGCCAACGTTTGGTCGCGCTTAGTCGAACGGCATGGCAAACTTTCCTGCACCTCTGGAAAACTGGAGAGCTTGGTCGAGGTCTGTGGGGTTGTTGCCTCGCGACAGATCTGTACGCGCTGTTCATTGAGTGGTGCTCCCGTAACAAAGAGCACACAATGAGCCAAACTAAGTTCTCGTTGATGCTCAGCGCAACGGTGGAGAAGACGCGCTCGATCCCATGGACGGAGCGTAACAATCGTCGCTTTGCGGCGTTTTTCTTCCCCGATGATCCCGAGGCTTCCCTACCCCCATCGTTCAATGCGGCCGAGCTGGGGCAGGCCGTCATAACCTGGCGCAGCAAGGCGAAACTTGCAGGGTGGAACGTTGATTCATGGGATCACGTTAAGGGGGTGGCAGCATGAAGCCAAGAGCCCCCGTGTTGAGTGTGTTGGGTTTGTGTTGGGTTGGTTTGAGTAACCCAACACACCTAGAGACCCCGAATTTCAAGGCTTCCCGTACCCCTGTGTTGAGTGTGTTGGGTTCGCGCACGCGCACGCGTGTGCGTGAAATATTTGTCTGTTCTCAATGGCTCTACAAAAAAACCTATGCGAGGACTAAAAAACCCAACAAACCCAACACACTCAACACACCTAATATTAATGCATTGAATTCATTGGTTTTTATCTGTGTTGGGTTTGTGTTGGGTTCCTTGAATGTGTGTTGGGTTCTGTTTTTCGGGGGACTCTGCTGATGAAAAAGGATATTGATGACCTCATGCGCCACTGGGGCGAGCAGCGGGCGCGGTGCGGGTTGGTGTCAGGGCTGGGCAGCCAGTTGGGTACCATCATGGAATGGAAGGGCGCAGCGCCTCGCGGTGGCGCATCGGGCTCAAGGATCCCGGTCAACGGCTTGGGCATGGATCGCGCCGCTGCAGAGGTTGAGGCAGCGGTTGCGGAGTTGGAGCGTCGTGATGATCGAGGCCAAACCCTGGCCCGCCTGGCTACCTTCCGATATCTGTACGAGACGACGATCCGCGAGCAGATGAGGGCAGTCGGCTTAGCGGAGGGTGCTGAGCGCACCTACTGGAACTGGCTGGATGCGCTGCATCTGCAGGTGGCCAGGATCATCGTCGCCCGCTCCGGGTTGAATCGGACCACTACCGTTCGTCGGGTTGGAATGCGCCGAGCGTGCGCCGAAGTTGCGCCGAAGTAGTGTCGAAGTGGAGTGCCGAAAATAGCCTCTTTTCGGTTTTGCAGTTCCTCGGTAAAAAGGCTCCACGATGTAAAAAGTGCGCTTAGGCGCTTCCCCCACAAGCACTGTGTTGTGCAACCGGCCCCGACCTATCGGTGCATCGAGAACCCTGCCAACTGGCGGGGTTTTCTTTTTCCGGCACTTTGCTTTGCCAACGAGGCTTGAATGAACAGCGAGCAACAAGCGTTAGCCGAACTGCCGATCTGGATGGTGATTGTGCTGTCCCTGGTCGGCGGTGTTTCGGGAGAAATGTGGCGGGCCGACAAGGCGGGCGCTCGCGGGTGGGGGCTGGTTCGCCGGTTGGCACTGCGATCTGGTGCCTGCGTCACCTGTGGGCTGTCGACCAACATGCTGCTATACGCCCTCGGTGTTTCGGTGTGGGCGGCAGCAGCGGTCGGATGCCTGACCGCCATGGCCGGCGCCGATGTGGCGATCAACCTCTACGAGCGATGGGCCGCCAAGCGGCTTGGCGTTAGTGAAGGCGAGAAATGCTAGCTCATAGGAGTCAAGCGATGCATACCGCAGGAATGCTCGACCACTCAGCAGCCATCATGGCGGCGTACAACCGTGACCGAGCCAGGGAAGAGTACTTCCACGGTATCGCTCTTCACTATGGACCAGTATTCGCGGGCGAGCTTCGGCATGCCCTCCAGGAACTCGATTCGAGCAGTACTGGCGGCGAAGTTGTAATCACCAAAATGAACGGAAACATGGGATGCATTTACCGAAACTTCGTGGATCACACCAAATCCTGAGTAAGCATTCCTGTAACGGATAGCTTCCTCTAGCGTTCTGAGCAGAAAGATGCAGTTCAGCCTGCTTGGCTTGTCTGGAAATTCGCTCGAACGAATTTGCTCTAAAACATGCTCCCTGTAGAGCATGGCATTGGCCTCATTGCCGGTGTAAAGACGCAACGAACGTCCCCAATTACCTGGAAGGATCACACTACCTTCCTCAAGCATGGCATTCATTACATGGAAAAACGTTGGCTGCCGGTGCGGTCGATCCATTGAACAATAATCCTGGGGTGAAGGCTCAAGGCTATCACGACTTGGTAACCACGACGGGAGTGGGTTACTTCCGTTCCATGCAGGAGCGTACGACCCACATGGTCTCACGATCGCCGAGGATCCTGGCTGTTGGGTGGACGTACAGGCCGGGAGCTTGCGCTAGCGAATCGGCCCTGCTTGGTGACTTTTGGGTCCTCCCCCGGGCCGCCCCCTACACGGGTGCGCAGACTCGCGGTTTCCCTGCAGCTGTAGTTTCAACAGGGATGTCCGTCTTTTCAAGGACTTAGCGATGGGCAAGACAGTAACCAAACTCGAATTAAGCGAGATCGTTGGCCGTGATGAGCGCACCCTCAGCCGCTGGCAAAAAGACGGCATGCCGGTGATCGAGTTCGGCGTAGGACGCGGCAACGAAAACCAGTACGACACGCAGCTGGTGATCGACTGGCTGATGCGCCAAGCCGCGCTCAACGGCAAGAAAGAATCCACTCGCGACCGCCTGGACCGAATCAGGGGTGACCGCGAAGAACTGGCACTGGCCAAAGACCTGGGCGAGGTCGTGATCGAAGCCGACCTGGTGCAGCGATTCGAGGCGGTAATTACCGCCGCCAAGATCGAGCTGCTCAACACGCTGCCCGACGAACTGGCCGAGACGTTGTCGGCGCGATACGGCGTGCAGATCGACGACCAGCTAATTCGCCAACCCATCGAATCGATACTTAGGAGACTGTCCGCGTATGACGAGGACGACGATCTCGCTGGGGATTCTGACGAGCCGGACGATGCGGAGGGCTCTGAAGAAGACGGCGAGTAAGGCAATGGGGCGGGTGTGCCGCAAGTGGGCGCCACCGCCACGCATGACCATCATCGAGTGGGCCGACAAGTACCGTTGGCTGGCCCCCGAGGAGTCCGCCACCCCAGGCAAATACCGCTTCGACAAAACGCCGCACCTGATCTGGCCAGGCGGCCCGCTGGAAGCGCTCGACGATCCGAATGTCGGTGAGATCGTCGGCCGCAAGTCGGCACAGGTAGCCTGGACGTCGGGGGTGTTGGGTAATGCCCTGGGCAAGTGGATCGATCTTGATCCCTCACCGATTCTGATCTTGTTCCCTAAGGCTGAGGCCGCCAAGCAGTACGTGGCGGAAAAGCTGGAGCCGATGATTGAGGCGACCAGGCGGTTGGGCAGGAAGGTCGATCTACGCAGTCGCAAGCTGCAGCAGCGCCAGGACTTCAAGCGCTTCCCTGGCGGCTTTCTGAAAATGGTCGGCTCCAACAGCCCGGCCAGTGTGAAGTCCACGCCGGTACCGCGCGTAGCCATCGAAGAGCCCGACGACTGCAACCTTAACCTGCGTGGGCAAGGCGACAGCATCAAGCTGGCGAAAGAGCGTCTGAAAACCTTCCGGCGCTCGAAGATCATCATCGGTGGGACGCCGACCATTAAAGGGCTGTCGGCCATCGACGCAGAGCTTGAGCTGTCGGACAAGCGCGTTGGCCTGGTGCCGTGCCACGGCTGCGGTCAATCGCACGCGTTGAGCTTCGATCATCTGCACTGCGACGAAGACCCGCACTATAACCACGAGGTGTACCGCAAGCGTCGTCCGGAGACGGCCTATTACGCCTGTCCGCACTGCGGCGAGATATGGGACGACCACCAGAAAAACGCCAACCTGCGGCACGGGCGCTGGGAGGCGACCGCCGAATTTCGCGGGATCGCTGGCTACATCCTCAACGAGCTATATGCCACGTTTCACGGCTCGCGGTTCGAAGTGTTGATGGAAAAGAAGCTGCAGGCCGAGCATGCCGCCTCGATGGGCAACATCGGACCGATGATCGCCTTCACCAACAGCTCGATGGGTGAAAGCTACGAGTACAAGAGCAACGCACCCAAGACCGACGAGCTGGAGAAGCGCGCCGAACCCTACGCCGAGCTGACGGCGCCGAAAGGTGTCTTGCTGGTCACGGTAGGCGTGGACGTGCAGGGCGACCGCCTGGCGCTGGTGATCATCGGCTGGGGCAGGGGAGAAGAGTCGTGGCGGTTGTACTGGGGCGAGCTGCCCGGTAACCCCATTGATCCGAACGACGCCGTGTGGGGAGAGCTGGACCGCATCATCGCCACGCCTATCCCGACCGAGGGCGGCGCACAGATTGCGGTCTCGGCCGTCAGCATCGACAGTTCGGACGGCAACACCAGTGATGCGGTGTACACCTACGTACGCGACCGTCAGCGCTTCAACATCATGGCGATCAAGGGCGCGTCGATTGACAGCCGCGACCGGGAGATATTCACCAAACCGGCGCAGTCGACCGATACCACCCAGGACAACACCAAGGCGGCCAAGTACGGCTTACGTGTTTTCATCGTTGGGACGCACAAAGCCAAGACGCTGATCGATGGCCGCATGCGGCTCAAGGGCAGCGGGCCAGGGCGCATGCACTGGTTCAGCGAGATCCGCGCGGACTACTACGAGCAGTTGACCAACGAAGTGCTGGCCCCGCATCCGCGCATTCCTAGCCGCATGGTCTGGCAGAAGAAGGCCGGCCGGCGCAACGAGGCTCTGGACTGCGAGGTGTACGCACTGCACGCCGCGCGCAGCCTGAAAACGCATCTGCTGCGCGATCACGAATGGGACCAGCTGGAGCAGCAACAGCTGCAGCCTACCCTTTTCAACACCGAGCAGGCGGTGGCGCCGGTTCCACGTCGCGCGGTCGCTCGCGGTCGTGGGACACGGAGCCGCGTCGGCTAATCGAGGTTCACCATGACAGAAGCAGAACAACGCCTGGCGGAAGTCAGGGCGGCGATCTCGGCCGTTCTCAAGAATGGCCAGCGGCTACGCCGAGCCGACCGGGAGATCCAGCTGGCCGAGCTTAATAGCCTGCGGCTGCTGGAAAAGCAGTATGCAGACCAAGTCGCGCTGGAGCAGGCCGCACGCGCGCGGCGTGGGCGCAACCGTATCTCTTACGTGGGGCTTTGAGCATGTGGCCGTTTCGTAAACGAGAATCCGCCGCCGAGCAGCTCATGGGTGAGGCGATCCTGGTGGCCAGGGCGTCGGTCGAAGGTCAGCAGATCGTTGCCCAGGGCGGCGGTGCCGGTGTCGAAACGCGCTGGCGTGGTGCTTCGCGGGTACTGCGTAGCGTGGCCAGTTGGATACCTGGCCTGGGCAGTCCACGGCGTGACTTTAACCAAAGCGAGCGGCGCATGCTGGTCGCGCGCTCACGTGATGCGATGCGCAACCATCTGGTGGCTCGCGCTGCGATCACCCGGCTGCGTACCAACGTAGTGGGCACCGGCCTGGTCTGCCGTGCGCAGGTCGACTATGAGGCTTTGGGCATCACCGAGGAACGGGCCGAGCAGCTCAACAGCCAACTCGACCGGCTCTGGTCGTTGTATGCCGACGACCCGCGCGAGTGCGATGCCGAAGCCACGCTCAACCACTACCAGCTGCAGGCTTTGGTGCTGGTGTCATCGATGGTGGCTGGCGACGTGTTTGTAGCCAGCCCTGATCAGGAGCGCGCTGGCTGCCTGTTTAGCACGCGCTTGCAACTGATCGAATCGGATCGGGTGGGGAACCCTAGCAGCGGCATGGACCGGCCGGATCTGGTCGAGGGGATCGAATTCGACGGCCTGGGCGCGCCAGTGGCCTACCACGTCTGCACCGGTTATCCCGGTGAGCATCTGGCAGGTAATCCCTTGCGCTGGGAGCGTCTGCAAGTGTTTGGTGAGGCGACAGGCCGGCGGCGAGTGCTTCACGTCATGTCGGACAAAGAGCGGCCCGGCCAGAAGCGCGGCGCACCGTATCTGTCGCCTGTGCTAGAACCTTTGCAGAAGCTGGAGCGCTACAGCAGCGCCGAGCTGATGGCCGCTGTGATCTCGGCGATGTTCACCGTGTTCATCAAGAAGGGCGACAACTTCCAGTCGGGCAACCTGCCGATGTCGGCGCTGGCAGAAGAGCAGCCAGGCGGTGATGACACGTCGGACGGCGAGCTGGCGCTGGGCGAGGGGGCCATCGTGGACCTGGGCGTGGGCGAAGAGCCGATGGTGGCCAACCCCAGCCGGCCGAACGCGCAGTTCGATCCGTTCTTCACCGCAGTAGTGAAGGAAATCGGCGCAGCGCTGGAGCTGCCGATGGAAGAATTGCTGTTGCACTACAGCAGCAGCTACAGCGCCGCGCGTGCCGCCATGCTGCAGGCGTGGCGCTTCTATAGCCTGCGCCGTTGGTGGCTGGCGTGCGACTTCTGTCAGCCGAGCCGTGAGCTGATCATTGATGAAGCGGTGGCCCGTGGCTTGATCAACTTGCCCGGCTACAGCAACACCGCTAAGCGCAAAGCCTATTGCCAAGCCATCTGGATTGGCCCGGCACGTGGTGCCATTGATGAACTCAAGGAAGCCAACGCGGCCGGTAAGCGCATCGAGATTGGCGTCAGCAACGAGACGTTAGAAACCGCTGCGATGACCGGTGAGCCCTGGCAGCAAGTGATCCGGCAACGGACCCGCGAAGTCGGCTACCGACGTGAACACAACATCCAAGCCCTGCCCAAAGGCGGCCTGGAAGACCCGCCCGAATCTAAAGAGAACTGATCATGCCAAGAGCACTGGAGCTGGCTGCCTCGCAGCCCTGGCTGATGCTGCCTGACGCCCTGGATAACCTGCTGACGATCTCGGACCGCATGGGTGACCCGCTGGCGCTGGCCACTAAGCGCGGCGAACAACTGGAAGAGACTCGCCGCGTCACACTGCGGGGCAACGTCGCATTGGTGCCCGTGATCGGCCCCATCTTTCGCTACGCCAACCTGTTCACCGAGATCAGCGGCGCGACAAGCACCCAGGTGTTGGGTAGCGATATCCAGCGCGCGCTGGACGACCCCAAGGTTAAGTTCATCGTGCTCAACATCGACAGCCCAGGCGGTGTGGCATCGGGCATCAACGAGCTGGCCGAGCTGATCTATCAGGGCCGGTCGCGCAAACGCATCGTCGCCTACATCGGCGGCATCGGCGCGAGCGCGGCCTACTGGATCGCATCAGCGGCCCACGAAATCGTCATCGACGAAGCGAGTCTCGCCGGCAGCATTGGCGTGGTCGTGGAAGCCGTTGTCGATGACGAAAAAGCCAGCGGCCGCACCCGGTACCAGATCGTCAGCCGCAACGCGCCCAACAAGCGGCCGGATCTCGGCACCGAAGAGGGGCGCGCCAAGCTCGGCGAAACCATAGACGCGCTGGGCGATGTCTTCGTCGGCAAGGTGGCCCGCAACCTTGATGTAGCAGCAGAGCATGTCCCCGAGATGGGCGACCACGGCGGTATCCGCGTCGGTGCTGATGCCGTCAAGCACGGCCTGGCCCATCGGGTTGGGTCGCTGGAATCGCTGATTACCGAACTGGCCAAACCGGCCTTCAACTCAACAAGGACCAACACCATGACCATTGTTAAGACCACAGCAGATCTGCGCGCGGCGCTCGCAGCCGGCACCGATCCGACCACCATTGAGATCGCCCAGGCGGAGCAGCCAGACCTCTCGGCAATCCGTACCGAGGCTGCTACCGCCGAACGTGAGCGCATCAAGGGCATCAACGCGCTGGCCAGTAAAGGCTTTGAAAAGGAAGTCGAGGCGGCCATCGAGGACGGCAGCAGCGTCGAGGCCACCGTCATGGTGATGTTCAAGGCGGCTCAAGACCGCGGCATTTCCCTCTCTGGCATCAAGACCGATGCCCAGGGCGTGAGCAGCGCCACCCCACCCGCAGGCGGCAAGGAAGGCGAGCGCAAAGCCGCCGTCAGCGCAATCGTTGCAGGCGCCTCGCGCCGCTGATAGGAGCACGACATGTCCAACCCTGAACGCAAGACCTACCTGCCGAGCCAGCTGTCGGCCGGGGACTTCCCCATTGTGATCGACTCCGGCGTGATCGCGGCCGGTCAGGTTCTCACACGCGGCGCTGTTCTGGGCCAGGTCACCGACAGCCGTGAATACGTGCTGTGCAAGACCGCCGCTTCAGACGGCTCGAAAACCCCGACCGCCATCCTCGATCAGGACGTCGACACCACTGATGGCGCCAAGGCTGCGCCGATCCGGCTCACCGGCCAAGTGCTCGGCAATCGGCTCACCCTTGGCGAGGGCCTCACGCTGGCCGCTGCCAAGGCCGCGCTACGACCTCTCTGCCTCTTCATTCGTTAACGGAGTTCCCATGACCGATATCTTCGACACCCTGACCATGCTGGAAGCCGTCGAGCAGATGAGCCCGCCGCGCCGCTTCCTGCTTAACACGTTCTTCAACGGCGGCATGCCCGAGACGTTTGGCACCGAGGCGGTGACCATCGACATCATCAAAGGCCAGCGCAAGATGGCGCCGTTCGTTCATCCGACGTTGCCCGGTAGTGTCTCGCAGCGCACAGGCTTCACGTCTTCGACCTATAAGCCGCCCTACATTCAGCCCAAGCGTTCGACGCGTGCAGAGCTGATCCTGAAGCGTTCGGCCGGCGACAACCCGTTTTCCACGCGTACCGCGCTGGAGCGGGCGGGTGAGCGGCTTGGCCGAGACCTGCTGGAGCTGGATGAAGAAATCATTCGTCGCGAAGAATGGATGTGCGCCCAGGCGCTGACCACCGGCAAGATCCGTGTGGTGGGCGATGGCGTGGATGACACCATCGACTTTCTGATGGAGGAGACCCATAAAGTCACGCTGGCTAGCGGCCGCTGGGACACCGACGTATCGGACCCTATCGGCAACCTGCGTCAGTGGCGGCGTCTGATTGCCAAGGATTCGGGCCGCTCCGCCAACGTCGCCGTGCTGAGCAGCGGCGCTCAGGACGCGTTCCAGAGCAACAAGAAAGTGCTGGAACAGCTCAACAGCCGCCGAGTCGATCTGGGTCTCATCAAGCCCGAAGAGTTGCCGGATGGCGTGACCTACATCGGCTACCTCAACGATCCCGGCGTCGACCTGTACGCCTATGACGAATGGTACGCGGACGACGATGGCAAGGATCAGCCCGTGATCCCCGAAGGCGGTTTGATCCTCGGTTCCACATCGACCCGCAACGCGATGCTGTACGCGGCCATCCAAGACATGGAAGCCATAGAGAGCGGCCTGGTGGAAACGGCGCGCTTCCCTAAGAGCTGGGTGACCCAGGAGCCAAGCATGCGCTGGTTGAAACTGCAATCGGCTCCGCTGGCCGGCCTGCTCGAACCGAATGCTTTCCTCTTCGCAAAGGTGGTGTGACATGGCCGGTAAGGTTGAATACGTCGTGGTCGATGGCTGCATCCAGGATGGCAAACAGATCATCAAGAAGGGCGAGGTCTACACATCGGTAAGCAAAGAGCTGACAGACCTGTTGATCAGCGAAGGCAAGATCGCGCGTCGTGGTCAACTGCCCGCTTCTGCCGCTGATGATGATGAAAGCTGACTATGGCCTTCCGGGAAAACGTCGCATTCATGGACTCCGCGCTGCTGGAGGTGCTGGGCGATGAGGCCGAGATCGACGGATTAGCCGAGCCGGTGCCTGGATTTTTCTCGGCACCATGGCTGCAGCCCAAGCTCGGCCAGATCAACACCGGCCTGCGCGAGCCTACGTTTGCCGTGCGGATCATGCACGCGAACGGTATCAAGGAAGGCATGCATCTGGTTATCAAGCTTGCGCCGGAGGATGGCGGCGGGCGGTACGTCATTGCCGCTCGCAAGCCTGACGGCACCGGTTGGATCAACCTGACCATGCGGGAGGTTCGATGAGCATTGGTTCTTTCTACAAGACCTCGGCCGACGCCGGTCTGCTGACACTGCAGCTCGATCCTAAAAGCCTTAGCGGTTATGAAGAGTTCGCCAGGCTGGTCCCCAAAGCCATCACGGCTGCTCAGCGTCGAGCCATCAACAAGACGCTGCGCTGGCTGCGCACGCATATCGCGCGTGATGTGGGCAGCCAAGAGCGTATTGCTGTCACCGCTGTGAGGCAGCGGCTCAAGGCGTACATGTCGGGTAACAACGGCCAGGGCAAGCTCTGGTTCGGTATCCGTCCGCTCGAAGCCAGCCGAGCGGGCCGCGCGCGGCAAAGCCGTACCGGGGTGTCGGTGGCAGGCCGGCGCTATCAGGGCGCGTTCTTCAAGACCGTTTACGGCGGGCGGCCTGACATCTGGATACGCACGGCCAGCAAGCACTTCGATGCCAGCCTGTTTCCAGATGTCGAGGCTGCGCGCGGTGGCCATCGCTCCGGCTGGATCGCGGAAAACGGTAGTCGCTTCCCGCTGGCTAAGGCCAAGATCTTGCTGGACGACGTGCGGCCACACTTTGAGGCCTGGACTCGCAAGGCGCACGTGCGCTTGCAGGTGGTTCTGGAGCAGGAGCTGAACTTCGAGCTGCTCAAACACTTGAGGAAAACTGGCAATGGATGAGGAATCGATCCCGCTGGCCGGCGTGTATGCAGCCATAGAGCGGCACATCAGTGAAGCTATTCCGGGCCTGGCTTATGTCGGCACGATGCCAGAAGGCTTAGAGGTCGTGCCGCCGCCTGCAGTTGTGCTGGAGTTGGCCGGCTTTGAGGCGGCAGAGGATGACCCTGGTACTGGGGAAACGGCGGTTGACGCTCGATTCGAGGCGCGGGTGATCGTCCCGGCAGAAGAGGGCAGGTGCCTGCACATCGCGGCCTTCGTCGCAGCGCAACTCGCGGTGCTGCTGCGGATGCAGTCGTGGGGACTGCCGTGCGGCCTTGCCGAGTTCATCCGCGCCGAGCGTGACTGGAGCCGTCCCGAGCTGGACAGCTTTGCCGTCTGGGTCGTTGAGTGGAGCCAAGTGCTCTATCTAGGCAAGGAAGAATGGCCCTGGCCCCGAGAGCCCGGCCCGCTGGTCGTTGCGTTTGATCCCGACACCGGCCCAGGTAATGAGCATCACTACGTCGCGCCGGAGGCCTTGGTTTGACGTACGCAACCGCGCAGCATGACCGCATGTTGTCATGCATGGTGATCCCCTGCCGGGTGGTGGCCGTTGACCTGGCGGCCGCCATGGTGCGCGTTTCCGATGGCAGCGGCTGGACCAGTGCCTGGGTCCGCTGGCATGCCCAGGCTGCCGGCAAGGCCCGCCATTGGCGTGCGCCAAGTCTGAACGAGCAGGGCGCGCTTATCAGCCCAAGCGGCGAGCCTGCCCAGGGCACGTTTGTGCCTGGGCTCTACGGCAACGCCGGTGCGCAGCCGGATAACCGTGAGCACGTAGAGGTATGGCGTTTCGATGATGGCGGCTCGCTGGTTTACGACTGGAAGGCAAAGAGCTACACCATCACGCTTCCGGGCGGCACGGTCGCTGTAAAGGTGGCCGGCAGTGAAGTGGTGGTGACCGATGACGCTATTACAGCCAAAGCCGCAGCCATCACCCTGACCGGCCCTGTGAGAATCAACGGAGAGTTGAGCGTAACGGGGGACATTTTAGGTGGTGCGCGAATCATCGACACCGCTGGCAACACGCCGAATCACAAACACTAACAGCCCGCTTTAGCGGGCTTTTTCATCTCTGGAGCATCCCATGGGAACCAAGAAAGCTCCCGCTGCGCCCAGTGCGCCGGCGGCGCTGATCTATTGCGACAAGACCTATGCGCAACGCTCGCTATTCATGCCCAGCGGCCGCGAGCTGAAAGTGCAGCGCGGCCGCCTGGTTGTCCAGCCCGACGACGACGAGGCGCGCCAGTATCTGGACGCCCGGCGAGACTTCGAGGCGTTGAGCCAGGAGGGGTAACCCATGATCGGAATGGACCGCCGAACGGGTAAGCCGCTGTCGGGCCTGGCCCATTTGCGGCAGTCCATTGAGGACATTCTGACCACGCCCCTGGGCTCTAGGCGCATGCGTCCGGACTACGGGAGCACCATTCGCCGTTACGTCGACCTGCCGGTGAATGAGGGCTGGAAAAGCGCCGTACAGGCCGAAGTGGCACGCGCCTTGGGGCGTTGGGAGCCCCGTCTGCAGCTGGAGCGGGTCAAGGTGGTTTCAGTCGTTGGCGGGCAAATCACCCTGCAGCTGACCGGCAAGTACCTGGGCGACGACGCGGTACTGGAGATAAGTGCATGACCATTGACTTAACGGCGCTGCCGGCGCCGGCAGTGCTTGAGGCGCTGGACTTCGAGGAAACGTATCAGGCCGAGCTGGCGACCTACCGCCAGTTGATGGAGGACGACGGGCAAGAGTGGTCCGCGCCGCTGGAAAGCGACCCGGTCACCAAGCTGATCGAGCTTGGCAGCTATCGGCGCTTGCTCAACCGGGCGCGGGTCAACGATGCCAGCAAGGCACTGCTGCTGGCCTACGCCAAAGGCACCGACCTTGACCAGCTGGCTGCAAACGTCAACCTCAAGCGTCTGGTCATCCAGGCCGAGGATTTAGCCGCGGTGCCGCCGGTACCGGCGGTGATGGAGGAAGACGACGCGCTTCGCGAGCGGGTGCAACTGGTGTATGAGGGCCTGACCACGGCCGGGCCGCGTAACAGCTACATCTTGCACGCCCGTAACGCCTCGGGCCTGGTGGCCGATGCCACGGCCGAAAGCCCGTCGCCGGCGGTGGTGGTTGTCACGGTGCTGTCGCTGGAGGGTAACGGCGCGGCCCCCGCCGATCTGCTCGCAACCGTTGCAGCGCAGCTCAATGACGACGACGTGCGGCCGGTGGCAGATCGGGTCACGGTGCAAAGCGCGCAGATACTGCCGTACAAGGTCGAGGCCAAGGTCTACATGATCAGCAATGGCCCTGAGAATGAGGCGATCTTGGCGACGTGCCGCGAGCGCCTGCAGGCTTGGATTAACCCCCGGCGCCGGCTGGGGGTTGAGGTGGCCAGGTCCGGGGTTGACGCCCAGTTGCACATCAACGGGGTTTCCCGGGTTGAGCTGACCGCCTGGACTGATATCAAGCCCACTAAGGCGCAGGCAGCGTGGTGTACAAGCATCAACGTACTGCGGGGTACGTGATGACCAGCCTACTCCCCAACAACGCTACGCCGCTTGAGCGTGCCGTGGAGGGCGCCGGGACCGAAACCACGGCCATTACGCTGCGCACGCTGTACAACCCGGACACGTGCCCAGCGCACCTGCTGTACCAGCTGGCATGGGCCTGGTCTGTCGACCGCTGGGACGATGGATGGTCGGAAGCGGTTAAACGCTCGGTCATCAAGTCCTCGTTTTACATCCACAAGCACAAGGGAACCATCGGCGCGCTGCGCCGCGTGGTGGAGCCGTTCGGCTACCTGATTGAGGTGGTCGAGTGGTGGAACATGGCCCCGGCGGGCGTGCCTGGCACCTTCGCGCTCAAGGTCGGCGTATCAGACTCCGGTATCAGCCATGACACCTACCGGGAGTTGTCAGCGCTGCTCGATGACGCTCGGCCCGTGAGCCGGCACATGGTCGGCCTGGAAATCAGCCTTGAAACCAATGGCCGGTTCTACCTCGGTGCAAGCCTTAGCGAAGGCGACATTCTTAGCGTTTACCCGCCCATGCAGCGTGACATTGAAGTCATCGGTGTAATTGGGCGCGGAGGCCGCGAAACCACAATTGACACTCTGGAAATCGGATATGGCGGATAAGAACACGCAGTTCTACGCGATCCTCACGAACATCGGCGCGGCCAAGCAGGCCAACGCCGACGCGCTGGGCATCCCGTGGAAAATCACGCAAATGGGGGTTGGCGATGCCAATGGCGCCGAGCCCACCCCGAACGCAACGCAAAAGTCGCTGATTAACGAATGGCGCCGTGCACCGCTCAACCAGTTGAAGGTCGACGACAACGACCCGTCAATCATCGTGGCCGAGCAAGTCATACCGGCCGACATTGGCGGTAAGTGGATTCGGGAAATCGGTCTGTACGACGAGGCCGGCGACCTGGTGGCTGTGGCCAACTGCGCGCCGACCTACAAGCCGTTACTGTCACAGGGCTCGGGACGCACGCAGATTCTGCGTATGAGCTTGGTGGTGAGCAGTGCGGCAAATGTGCAACTCAAGATCGACCCGAGCGTCGTGCTGGCTACCCGTGAATGGGTCACCGAGGAACTGAGCCGTCAAGACTTTAAGCACTCGGTGCTTGCAGCTACCACCGGGAACATCACCCTGAGCGGCCAGCAAACAATTGACGGTGTAGCGCTGTCGGTCGGCGCTCGGGTGCTGGTCAAAGATCAGAACGCCGCGAAGGACAATGGTCTGTATGTGGTCGCGTCGGGTGCGTGGGCTCGCAGCGCTGATGCCAACACCAGCGCCAAGGTGACGCCAAACCTCCTGGTCTTGGTTGAGCGCGGCACGGTCAACGGCGACAGCGCATGGCAGCTGGTTACTGATCCGACCATCAGCCTCGGCGTGACGGCCCTTGGGTTTGAAATGGCCTTCGGGCGAACTGGTGTCGCCCCTGGGACGTATCGCAGCGTGCAAGTGGACAAGTACGGCCGGGTGGTCGCCGGCACAAGCCCTACCACGGTTGCTGGCTATGGTTTGACTGACGTTTACACCAAGACGCAGGTTGATAGCGCCCTGGACAAGAAAGCCGACTTGGCATCGCCCAAGTTCACAGGTCTGCCCGAGGCGCCTACGGCCGAGGTGGGGACCAGTTCCAGCCAAATCGCGACCATGCGCGCCCTTATCCAAGGACTGTCAGCGTTCGGTCTGACAACCGACAAGACCTCACGTCCGGCGGATTTGGATACGCTGCGCGGCACGCGGTTTTTTGGATTCACGCACTGGACGGTCGGCGCGCCTGTCGAGGCGGGGCCATATGACGCTGTCGGATTTCAGATTGAGTCGTTTGGCCAGCGTACCCAGTTCGCTGTTTCGGCCGGAGCCAAGCTGCAGATCCGCACGGACGATAGCGAGGACTACAGCGGGTTCGATAGCTGGACCGAACTGTCATCGGTCAACGCCCTGAATGCGCTGGCCGCTACGCTGACAGCGCAACTGGAGCTTAAGGCACCGTTGGCCAGCCCGGACTTGACCGGAAAACCAACCACGCCGACCCCGGCCAAAGGCAACAAGTCCAAGCTCATTGCCAACACCGAATACGTGCAAACAGAAATCGCCGCATTGGTGGACTCGTCGCCTGGTTCGCTGGACACCCTGAGAGAGCTGGCGGCAGCGTTGGGCAACGACCCAAATTTTGCCACCACGATAGTTAACGAGCTGTCAAAAAAAGCCAACTTGGCATCACCCAAGTTCACCGGTACGCCTGAGGCGCCAACCGCGCCAGTTGGAACGAATACCGACCAGCTGGCAACCATGAAGGCTTTGCTGCAAGCGCTCGCATCGTTCGGCTTGGCGCCTGGTAGGTCGATGTTTGTCGATGACGTGAATTCGTTGCGCGGTACCTGTTTCTTTGGCTTTGGTGACAAGGCCGTGGGGGCGATTGATTCAGGCGTCTATGATGCGATTGGTTTTCAGATCGAATCCGTGGGCCAACGCACACAGTTTGCTGTACCTGGTGGCGCTAGGCTGTACGTGCGCACGGATGACAGCAGCGACGCGAGTGGGTTTGAGCCATGGGCCGAAATGGCCTCTCTGAACGCCCTGAATCTGTTGGCCGATATCGTGGCAGGCAAAGCCCCTATCGCTTCGCCAAAGTTCACCGGCGTCCCGGAAGTGCCGAAAGCCGCCAGAGGCACAAACAACGGCCAGGCAGCTAGCACGGCATTTGTTCAAGAGGTCGCCGGCGACCTGGTGGACTCCGCGCCTGGCGTGCTGAACACCTTGAAGAAGTTGGCCGCTGCGATTGGCAATGATGCGAGTTTCAGCAGCACTATTGCCGGCCTTCTTGCTCTCAAGGCGCCGTTGGCAAGTCCGGCATTTACCGGCACTGTCACGGTGCCGACCGCCGCTAAGGGCAACAAGTCCAAGCTCGCCGCCAGTACCGAATACGTGCAAGGCGAAATCGCCGCATTGGTCGATTCGTCGCCAAGCGCGCTGGATACCTTGAAAGAGCTGGCAGCGGCGCTTGGTAATGACCCGAACTTTGCCACAACCATGCTCAACGAGCTGGCCAAGAAAGCTACCATTGCTTCGCCCAAGTTTACGGGCGCCCCGGAGGCGCCTACGGCGCCCGTGGGCACCAATACTGACCAGCTCGCCACGACAAAGGGGCTTTTACAGGCATTGGCGGCTTTTGGTCTGACCTCTGGTCGCTCTGCAAACGTTTCGGACCTGGACAATCTCCGGGGTACGTCGTTCTTCGGTTACAGCAACGTTAGCGTGGGCGCTGAGGATACGGGCGGGGGCTATGACGCGGTCGGCTTCCAGATCGAGGCGCTTGGGCAGCGTACCCAGTTTGGGATCACCACCGCGTCGAAGGTGGCCGTCAGAACCGACGACAGCAACGACTACAGCGGTTTCTCGCCGTGGCTTGAATTGGCCACGGTGGAAGCGCTCAAAGCTCTGGAAGCCCAAAATGTAGGTATGTCGGCCCACTTTGCGATGGCCACGCCGCCCCCTGGTTGGTTGAAGCGAAACGGTGCGGCCGTATCGCGCACGACCTATGCGGCGCTGTTTGCCAAGATCGGCACGACCTGGGGCGCTGGCGATGGCTCGACTACGTTCAACCTGCCTGATGGTCGAGGCAGCTTTGACCGTGGTTGGGACGATGGGCGCAACTTGGACAAGGGGCGCGCGTTTGGCTCCGAGCAAGAGTCAGCCAACCTTAGCCACTACCACCCGGCGGCGGTTTCCACCGACGGCGCGCATACGCACTCTACAACGCTGGTCAGAGAGCGCATTACCTCCGGCTACGTTCCAGACGGCGGCAATGCGGTGCTGGGTGACCAAGAAAGTGACGGCTACCAGACCTTTACAACAACCGCCAACGGCGCTCACAAGCACTCGGTAGTCGTCGGTTCATCCGGTGAGAGTGAATCGCGCCCTCACAACGGCGCCTATCTGGCGTGCATCAAGTATTGAAGGATTAAACCGTGGAAGACCAATCCCCCAGCACAAGCGCAGCGGAAACACCTTGGTGGCAGTTACCGGGCGTGATGGCTCCGATCATCTGTAACCTTGCGCCTGGCACCGGCGAGTTTCTATCGAGCAGCCCCGCTGATCCAAGCCCGCTGGAGCCTGATGTGTGGCTGTATCCAGCACATAGCTGCCAACTCGAACCGCCAGTGGTGCCCGAGGGTTTCGCCGCCGTTGCCGTGGAGGACGGCAAGGCTTGGCAAATTGTGGCCGACCATCGTGGCGCCACGGTCTACAGCACCGAGACGGGCGAATCCCGCCAGTGGCAGGCCTTGGGCAATCTGCCCGAGGGTTACACGCTGCAGGCGCCGCAATCGGAGTTCGACACCTGGCAGGGTGACAAGTGGGCGCCCGATGAAAGCGCTATTGCTGAGGCGGCGCGGCAAGCGGCCTACCTCAAGCAGCAGCTGGCCAACCAGTACGCCACGGCGCGCATCAGCACGCTGCAGGATGCCGTATCCATGGACATGGCCACCAAGGCCGAGGCCGAAGCGCTCAAGGCGTGGAAGGTCTACCGCGTTGAGCTGAACCGTCTGGATATCACCACCACCGCCCCAACCGATGATGATTGGCCAGGCAGTCCCAACGACGAAGCGCTGGCCGTGTGGCTGGCTTCGCAAACCCACTAAGCGCCCCGCCCTGACGGGGCGTTTTCTTTTCCGCTGTACCTCAAGGCCCCGCACGCGGGGCTTTCTCATATCTGGAGAATGGTTCTATGAGTGGTTTTTTCCACGGCGTTACCGTAACGAACGTCGATACCGGCGCCCGCAGCATTGCCCTGCCGTCGTCCTCGATCATCGGCCTGGTCGACACCTTCACCCCAGGGCCTGGCGCGGGCGCTACCCCGACCGCCAAGGAAAACGACCTGGTGCTGATCACCAGCGAGCGCGAAGCGGTAGCCGCGTTCGGCGCTGATGCGGCCATTACCAAGGCCTGCCGTGCGATCTACCAGCGCGCCAAGGCCGTCATTGTCGCCTGCGGCGTGGCCAAGCTGAGCGACCCTGCCGAGCAAACATCGGCCATCATCGGCGGCGAGCTGGCCAACGGTAGCCGTACTGGCCTGCAGGCGCTGCGCGACGGTAAAAGCCGGTTCAACGCCCAGCCTCGTCTGTTGGTGGCGCCCAAGCACAGTGCTACCCAAGCGGTAGGCACTGCGCTGGTCGGGCTGGCTGACAAGCTGCGGGGCCTGGCCATCATCGACGGCCCAGGCTCCACTGACGAGGCAGCCATTGCCTACGCGGCCGGCTTCGGCGCGAAACGCGCGTTCATGGTCGACCCTGGTGTGCAGTATTGGGATACCAGCGAAAGCGCCACGGTCGATGCGCCTGGCTCGGCCTGGGTAGCTGGCCTGTTCGCCTGGACCGACAGTGAATACGGCTTTTGGGCCTCGCCGTCGAACAAGGAGTTGGTAGGCATCACCGGCACGACCCGTCCTATCGAGTTCCTCGACGGTGACGAAACCTGCCGGGCCAACCTGCTCAACAACGCCAATATCGCAACCATCATTCGCGACGACGGTTACCGCTTGTGGGGTAACCGCACCTTGTCGAGCGACCCGAAATGGGCGTTTGTCACTCGCGTGCGAACGCTCGATATCGTCATGGACGCTATCCAGGCAGGGCACAAATGGGCGGTAGACCGCTCGATCACGTCCACTTACGTCAAGGACGTAACCGAGGGCTTGCAGAACTTCATGCGCGACCTGAAAGCCCAGGGCGCAATCATCAACTTTGAAGTGTACGCCGACCCTGAGCTGAACACGGCCAGCCAGCTGGGGCAGGGCAAGGTGTATTGGAACATCCGCTTTACCGATGTGCCGCCTGCTGAAAACCCCAATTTCCGCGTTGAAGTCACTGACCAGTGGCTGACCGAAGTCCTCGACACCGCCGCTTAAGGAGCAACACCACCATGGCAATGATTCCCGAAACCCTGGCCAACCTGAACTTGTTCGTGGACGGCATCAGCTTCCAGGGCGATGTACCCAGCCTGACCCTGCCGAAACTCACGCTCAAGATGGAAGAACACCGCCCCGGCGGTATGGACATGCCCGTTGAGCTGGACATGGGCATGGAGAAACAAGAAGCCAGCTTCACCACCACCGGCGTGCGCCGTGAGGCGTTGAACCACTTCGGCCTGGCCGATGGCACCGCGTTCAACGGCACGTTCCGTGGCGCCTTCAAGGGCCTGAAAGGCGCCATCAAGCCGGTTGCCGTCACCCTGCGTGGCTCACTGAAAGAAATTGACATGGGCGACTGGAAGGCTGGCGACAAGGCCGAAATCAAGCACGCCGTGGCGCTGACCTTCTACAAGCTCGAAGTAGACGGCCGTGTCGTCTACGAAATCGACGCGCTTGGCATGCGCCGCGTCATCAACGGTGTTGACCAACTCGCTGCCCAGCGCCAGGCCCTGGGCCTGTAACCCCCCCTACCAAATTCAAGGAAATCAATCATGACCAAGCCACTGCCTAAGTACATCGAGCTGGATGCCGCCAGCGTTACCGTAACGCTGAGCAAGCCAACCGAAATCAACGGTATCGAGGCCGACAAAATCCGCCTTCGTGCGCCGACTGTGCGTGATTTGCGCATCGCATCCAAGACCGCCAACGGCGATGAGGAACAGGCAGAAATGAATCTGTTCGCAACCCTTGCCGAAATTGGCGCCAAGGACTTGGAGGGTATGAGTCTCAAGGACTACACCCGACTGCAGACCGGATACTTTCGCCTGGTGCACGAAGACGAGGTTTGACCCCCAGGTGCAAAAGGTGATGGCCAAGCGCCTGGCCACTGAGCTGGGCTTTTCGTCTGCGGAAATCATGACCATGCCTTACGAGGACATGGTCTGGTGGCTCACGGACTGAGCCGCTAAGGGGGTTACCGATGGCAAGCAAACTGGCGTTATCGCTGGTGATTGGCGGCGCGGTGGCGTCGTCAGTCGGTGCAGCTTTCCGCACGGTCGAAAGCGGCATCGACAAGCTCAAGAAAAAGGGCGACAAGGCCAAGGTGCTGCAAAGCACCATTGGCGAAACCATGAAGCTGCAGGCCGAGTGGAAGCGGGCGCACGAAACCGGCGCGGCCAGTGCTGACAAGCTGCTGCGCAAGCTCACTGGCAACCTTGATGCCCTGCGCAAACAAGGCGTGGAGGTTGGCCGCCTGGGCCGGGAGTATCAACGCCTGGGCCGGTACGCCAGAGCCGCCGACCTGCAGGTGAAAGGTCGCGAGCAAATCGCCGCCGGCCGGGCCTCGCTCAAGTCCACTGTGGGGGCTGCTGCAGTGGGCATCGGTCTGACCGCCGTGCCCACCAAGATCAGTGCGGACTATCAAGCGATCATCCGTGACATTGCGATCAAGGCAGACGCGGCCAACCAGCCCGAAGAAGTGCAGCTAAGCCGCAATGTCATTCAAACCTCGAATGACACCGGCATGGCCCGCAATGACGTGGCCGACCTGATCAACCAGCTGGTTGGCGCCGGCATGGAGTTGGACAAGACCATGGCCTACTCCAAGACGGCGGCCAAGTTCGCGGTAGGGCAGGGTGCATCGGGCGTCGACACGGCCAGCATGATCATGGCGCTGCAGCAAAACGCCAAGATTACAGACCCCAAGGTGATGCAGCAGGCCCTAGAGGCCATCGCCTATCAGGGCCAGGCGGGGAGCTTCGAAGCCAGCGACATGGCCAAGTGGTTCCCGCAGCTGCTGGCGGGCATGGAAAAGAACGGCATTACCGGCCTTGATGCTGTGTCGTCGCTGGGCTCGATGCTGCAAGTGCAGATGAAGACTGCAGGCAGTTCGGACGAGGCGGCCAACAACTTCAAGAACTGGATGGAGAAGATCGGCGCCGGAGACGTGGTCAAGGCGTACAAAGACGCCGGGATTGATTATCAGGCTTCGCTCAATACCGGCCTGCAGAAGGGCATGAACGTCATTGAGGCGTCCATGGGTCTGGCCATGCAGTATGTGGAGGCGACCGACCCGGCCAAGGCCAAAAAGATCAAGGATGCTCAAGCCAAGATCGACAAGCAGGTCGACCCGGAAAAGGCCAAGGCAGCGCTTGAGGCCCTGGAAAAGACCCTGCGCACCGGTGACCTGTTTGCCGATATGCAGGTGAAAGCGGCGCTGACTGCCTACGGTCAGAACCGAGGGCTGTACAACGAGCTGAAAGCTGATTCCATGAAGGCAACCGGCATCCTCGACAAGAACCTGGCCGAGCGGCGCGAAACGTCGGCACAGCGCTGGTCTGAGCTGGTGCAGGCCACTGATGACGCCATGCGCAGCATCGGTGATGCCATCCGGCCGGCGACCGATGCGTTCGCTACCGGGGCGACAACCGTTGCCCGCTGGGTCACCAAGTTGTCGGACGATCTACCCCAGTTGGCCATGGGCCTGGCAGGCCTGGCCACGGCTGTAGGGGCGGTCATTGCAGCGCGCAGTGCAGCCAAGGTAGGCCGGGGCGTGTTCAACGTCGCACGCGGCCGCGCCTGGGGGTACCGCCGTGCAAGCAAGCTGCCAGGCGCGCCGGAGCAAGCGGCAGCGCCAAGGGCCGGTAAGCGGGTGGTCGACGCAGGTTTAGGTGCGCTGGGCAAGGTGCTTGGAGTGCCCGCCAGTAATGACCCTGCGCAGGGGGCCGGCAACGAGCCTATGCGCGTATTTGTGGTCAATGCTGATGCCTTAGGCGGGTTGAGCCCTTCCGGGCCTAATTCAGGCCCTGGAGGCGCTACACGGGGGCGTCGGGTACGTCGCCGGCGCCGGACAGTTGCGCCGGCACCTGTACGCTCGCCGCTGGGCGTGCATCGGCCGGTGCCAGCTGCAGTTAAGGCGCCAGTACGGCTAACCCCCATCGTGCCCCCGCCGGCGGCCATCAAACCACCGGCCGCTGCGCCAGCGGTGCCCGCACCACGGCCGCCTGTTGCTACGCCATCGCTCGTTGCGCCCAAGGTATCCGCCCCGCCGGCGCCGATGGTCCAGCGCTTTGCGCCGGCGCTCCCCGCTGCAGGCGTCTCTAAGCTGGTCGCCGCCCCGGCGGTGCCTGAACTGAGTCGCCTGGGACAGATGGTGCGCAGTGTGCGTGGCGTCACCAAGGCGGCAGGCAAGTTGCCTGGTGGCCAGGTCGCAGATGCTATTCCCGGCGTGCTCGATACGGCGCTGAACGCCCGGACCCGCGACGAGAAAGCCGAGGGTTATGGCGGTGTGGCGGGGGGCATGGCTGGGGCGTGGGCGGGCGGCATCGCTGGTGCCGCTATCGGGTCAGTTGTGCCTGTGATTGGCACTGCCGTTGGCGGTGCTATCGGCATGGCCCTGGGCGGCCTGGGTGGCGAGTCCCTGGGCGGATGGTTGGGCAAAACCTGGTTCGGTGATGACAAGGACAAGCCCCAGCAGGAGCAGGAGCCAGTCAACGACCAAGCCGCGCCAGCGCCCCAGGCGCCGGCAGTAGCCGCGCCGTTGTTGGCAATGCCCGCGCCGGTGGTCGAAGCGCCCAAGCCTTTGCCGCCTGTGCTATCGCCGCCGGTAGTGGTCACCTCCGTACCGGCGCCGAAAGCGCCTGACCCGGTGCCGGCCGCGCCGACGCCTGTGGCAAGCCCGCCGGCGCCGGTCAAACTGGCGCCTGAGCCAGTGGCCAGGCCGCCAGCGCCTGTTGTCCAGGGCATGGCACCGCCGGCGGCGCCAGTGCCAGTTCAACCGCCTGTTGTTACGGTAACGGCACCTGGCGCGAAACCCTCTGCGCCCGCGCCTACGCCCGCTGTGAAGATCGAGGCGGGCGGCGCGCCGGCCCCAGCACCTGCAGTGCCGAGCAAACCCAAAGTGATCGAGCGCTTCCGGCCTGAGCCTGCACGCGGTCTACGCCGTAATGCCGCCGAGCGAGCCGAGTCGATGGGTGATGTGGTGCGCTCGCTGGTCGAGGTGGCGGCGCCTGTCGCTGCAGCACCAGCACCACCGACGCCCAAGCCTGCAGAGCAGGCCAGGTCGGAGCCGCCCAAGGTTGAACAGACCTTTTCAATTGCGCTGAGTATGCCGGTCACTATCGAGGGGGATGTGAAAGACCCTTATCAGACAGTGGCCGCCATGGAAACGCCGTTGCGAGGGCTGTTTGAACGCCTGCAGCGCGAGTTTGCAGGCAACCGCTTTAGCGCCCAGCTGTACGACGAGGCGCATGTCTGAGGAAACGCGATGGCTTACATGGAGCTGATGAAATCAACGCTATCGTCATTGGTGGCGGCCGGTGAGGCCGGCCGTACCAGTGTCGATGGCATGTTAGGGCCGCTCAACGGCGCCGTCAGTGACATGACCGGTGCCGCGTCCGAGCTGAATAGTTTGCCGATCGTCGGCCCCGCAGTCGGTGCAAAGCTGCAACGAACCCTGCGAGCCATCAACGCGGCCCAGTCCACGGTGGGCTTGGTAGCGTCGAAATACAGCCAGGTCACAAGCGCCGCCACCCAGGTGCGCGAGCGCTTGAGTACGCTGAGTGAGCAGGCCGGCAAAGCGGGCTCGGCCATCAACCGCATGGCCGGCAAGGTCAGTCCGTCGCTCACGGGGATTTTGCCGACCAGCACGTTTGGCACCAGTGCCACGCCGGCAGCGGCCGCCGTAACGCCGTTCCCGCATCTGCTGATTCTGCAGCCGCTCAAGGCAGGCTCGCAGCCCTATTACTTCAACCTCAATACGGCCGCGTTCGACGAGCTGCAGCGGCGTACAGCGTTCCGCTGGGCTGGCCAAGAGCGCCTGTCCCGCGATATCGCCCAGCAAGGGGTAGGGCAGGGTGAGGAGACGCTGACGATCAAGGGGGCTGTGTTCCCGTTGTTCAAGGGCGGCATTAACCAGCTGGACGCGCTGCGCACGATTGGCCGGCAGATGATGCCGGTCAGCTTGACCACCGGCTATGGCGCAGTGCTGGGCAACTGGTGCTTGCGTAAGGTCGATGAAGATCAATCGTCCTTGCTCGCCGGGGGTATCCCGCGCAAGCAAGGCTTCACCTTGGAGTTCGTCAAATATGGCGATGACCTGCAGAACGTCTGACGGTGACGTGCTAGACACGCTTTGCCAGGCCTATTACGGGCATTTGAATGGCACCGTTGAAGCAGTCATGGAGGCCAATCAAGGTCTTGCCGAGCAGCGGCAACCCTTTCAAGCAGGGCTGTTGATCATGTTCCCTGATATGCCCGCGATCACGCCTGATGCGGAGCACATCACCTTGTGGGATTAGATCTCGGATCCTCCAGCCAACCCCGCCACGTGCGGGGTTTTTCATTTTCGGAGTGCACATGAAACCTTCGTTTCGAATAGTCGCTGACGGCCGGGACATCACCGCACTGATCAACGACCGCTTGCTGCTGCTTCGCACCTTGGACAAACCCGGTATGGACTCAGACGAGTTCGAACTGCGCGTTGACGACCGCGACCAGGCCGTCACGCTGCCTAAGCGGGGCGCCAACATTGACGCATTCATGGGGTACGAAGGCCAGGCGCTGGCCCGCCTCGGTAGCTACCGGGTGGACCAGGTTGAAGTAACTGGCCCGCCTGACACCATCACCCTGCGTGGCAAGGCAAGCGACATGCGCGGCAGCGGCAAAACCACCCGTAGTGGCAGCTGGGAGAACGTGCCGCTTGCGCAGATCGTCAGTGACTTGGCTGCGCGCAACGGGTGGAAACCTGGTTGCACAGTGCAGACGAAGGTGGCCCGCGTCGACCAGCGCAACGAGTCCGATTTCAACTTCATCACCCGCCTGGCCAGGCAGTACGACTGTACGGCCAAGGTGGGCGACGGGCAGCTGCTGGTCATGCCGCGCCAAGGTGGCAGCACCCCCGGTGGCAAGGCCTTTGGCGCTGTCATCATCCAGCGCAGTGATGTGAACCGCTACAGCTTCCGCCTAGGCGACCGCACCACGCAGAAGGCGGTGAAGACGCAGCACCAAGACAAGAAAACCGGTGCGCTCAAGGTCGTAGAGCTAGGCAACGACGAAGCGCCGCAAGGCCTGCCCGCTGTGCACACCGACCGCCATATCTACCCCGACAAGGGCGCTGCCGAGCAAGCGGCCAAGGCCCGCTTGGCGGCGTTCAACCGCAGCACCGCCGGCGTGCGCCTGGAAATGCTCGGGCGCACCGACCTGTTTGCCGAACGCTCAATCAACGCCCAGGGCTTCAAAAGCGGGCTCGACGGCGAGTACCTGGTGGACAGCGTGGAGCAGGTGTTCATGCCCTCGGGCTGGTCGACCACGGTTGAGTGCAACGGCGGCAAGAAGGGCAAGGCGAAAGCCAAGGGCAAGAAAAAGAAACAGACCAAGCCGCTGCGCACCGTGGACGTATCTGCGGCATAACCCATTAATCACTGGAGATAGGCGATGCCAATCAATGAGAAGCAGTTGTTACAGATCCTCCCGAACGCCGGCCGCAAAGCCGGCGTTTTTGTTCCCGGCCTCAACGCCACCATGGGCAAGTACGCCATCGTTACGCGCCTGCGCATGGCTGCGTTTCTTGCTCAGATCGGCCATGAGTCGGGCCAGCTGCAGTACGTCCGCGAGCTGGGCAATGACAAGTACCTGTCCAAGTACGACACCGGTCGCCTGGCTCAGCGGCTTGGCAACACGCCTGAGGCGGATGGGGATGGCCAGCTCTATCGCGGCCGAGGGCTGATTCAAGTGACTGGCCGCTCCAACTATGAAGCCTGCAGCGAAGCGCTGTTCGGAGATAGCCGGTTGCTGAATACGCCGGAGCTGCTTGAGCACCCTGTCTACGCATCCATGTCGGCAGGCTGGTTCTGGCAGAAGGAGGGCTTGAACAGCCTAGCCGACAAGGGTGACCTCCTGGCCATCACCAAGCGCATCAATGGCGGTACCAATGGCCTGGAGGATCGAAAGGCCATCTACGCGCGAGCGCTTGAGGTGCTGCAGTGAACGGGTGGGTCCCCCGCCTATTGGCTGTCGCGGCGCTGCTGCTCGCCTGTGCGGTTGGCGCCCGAGCAGCTTGGGTTTGGCAGGCTAACGCATACAACGCGCAGCTTGCTGAGCAGGCCGAAGATTACGGCAAGCAGCTGGCAGAGAAGGATCGTATCAACGGCCTGGAGCGGGAGAGGGCGGCGGCTGCCGCGCTCGATCATCTAGCTGAACAACAGCAAGCCCGTAGCGCCCTGGAGGCTCGCCTGCAGGCTCAGGCACAAAACCACTGGAAGGAGATGGAAGATGTGCAACAAACTCAAGCTCGCCTGCGTGACCGGCTTGCTACCACTGATCTGCGGCTGTCAGTCCTCGTCGATTCAGGAGCCGTTGCCCGCTCGGGTTGTGACGGTGGGCTGCGAGAAACCACCGGCACCGGAGGCGTGGTACATGACGCCGTACGCGCCCAACTTGACCGAGCGCATGCTCAACGAATTGTCACCATCACCCATGAAGGCGATCGCGGACTAATCGCCTTACAGGCCTGCCAGGCCTACGTCCGCGAAATCACCAAGCAATGAAAGAGGCGAGCCGGGAAGGATGCGTCAACATCCAGCCCGGCCCACCGAACCCGCAGACCCTTCCTGCAAGTCCAGCCGTGGCCTCTGCCTTGTGCACAAAGCGCGGCGAGCCTATCACCTGTTTATCCATACAGTAAAGACTTGCATATCTATGACCTCTCCAATCATCCCCTGGATGGGTGGCAAACGCCGCCTGGCCGACCGCTTGATCCCCCTCTTTCCGCCTCATGAATGCTATGTCGAAGTCTTCGCCGGCGGTGCCGCGTTGTTCTTCATGCGGCCCCAGCCCGCTCCGGTGGAGGTGCTGAACGATTTGAACGGTGACTTGGTCACCTTGTACCGCGTGGTGCAGAACCACTTGGAAGAGTTCGTACGCCAATTCAAGTGGGCGCTCAGCTCACGGCAGATTTTCGAGTGGCAGAAGATGGCACGTCCTGAAACCCTCACCGATATCCAGCGTGCTGCACGGTTCTTCTATCTGCAACAACACGCTTTCGGCGGCAAGGCCACAGGGCAAACGTTCGGCACCGCCACGACTGCGCCGGCCATCAACCTACTGCGCATCGAGGAGAACCTGTCCGCCGCGTGGCAGCGCCTAGCCGGCACGTATGTCGAGAATCTGTCTTGGCTAGCGTGCGCTGAGCGCTATGATCGAGCACATACTTTCTTCTACATGGACCCGCCTTACTGGCAGACCGCCGGGTATGGCGTAGACTTCCCGTTTGAGGAGTACGAACGCATGGCCGATTTCATGCGACGGTGCAAGGGTAGGGTGATGGTCAGCATCAATGATCATCCAGATATTCGACGGATTTTCGATGGCTTCCACCTTGAACGCTTGAATATCCGTTACGGTACTACTAACCAGCGTCATTGCAAGGCGGACGTAACGGGTGAGCTGGTGATAATGAACTGGGAGTCTGCGTCTCTCGGAGCCTTGTTCTGAAAGCCCCTAGCCAATCATAGCTCGGAGACTCGATTCAGCACTCGAAGCGATTAAACTGGGCCATTACCCAACAAGGAGCACGGCCATGAGTGAAATGCCACATGACCCACAGAACCCCTGCGCCGGGATGCCCCTACATCATTTGCTTTTTCTTAATGTTCGCGACGGAGGCGGGCCTACCAAGGTAGCCCACTCGGTAGCGGAACTGCACGAAATCACAATCGAAGAATTGAAGGCACATTGCCGACGCGCTGTTGACGACATTCTTGCTGATCGCGATCTAGCTGTGTATGAGGTACGGGTAGAGAACTGGGCGAGCCGCTAATCGTGCATAACGGATTCTCTGTATAAATAGAGGCTCCAGTTCGAAAGAGCTGGAGACCTATTCACTGCCCGCGCCACCCAAAGCGACGGAAATGCGTGATCAAAACGCCACGGTGATTTCGTTGTACACCACCCCTGCAGAAATGACCGTGGGCAACGAATAGGACGAATCCATCGCCACTTCAAATAAACGCATCACCTAGGTGCTGGCCTTGCTGTCTGAAGCTGCAAAGGCAGCGCTGGAGAGTGCTCCGGTGTTTGCTATGGCGTCGGATCGGCGCTGTTAGACATTCACTCTTGCGATGACGGCATCGATTAAGGGCGTGGCATGCATTTCGGCCGCGCCTTTGGTATCTTGGCTACCGGAGCGGCTCTAGACGCTCTTAGTTCGGGACAATTTAACCCGCTGATAACGGGCTTGCTGATGATCAAGTCAGCATGAACAACGCTATGCCGTCTAAAGGTTGGGCGCTGATCTGACCATGGCGCGTGGGGCTCACAAAAAATTGGGCTGTTGCGTCTGGAGCCTAAATGCGCCAGTTCCAACCCCCTAGCTGGCTCACTGCTTCAGTCGTCACGTCTGGAAACGGGAAGCCCTGGTTTGGCAATTAAAGGCGGCTTCCCTGTCGCTGCAGTTGATGGTGCTAACTCCGATCTATATCGCTAAAATTTCATCAATTACGTCAAATACCGATTGGAAGCTGCTGAAATCGATATTGCTCGAAAAGTCGTCATCGTTTTCAATAAGGCTGGCAAAAACTGCTTTCGAATGTGCTCCAGCTAGCTTGGAGACGTCTTGGTCAAATATCTTTTTAGAGTACTCTTCTTCTGCGCAGGCGTTATCTCTGACGCGAATGTTCTTCTGAGCCTGGTTTTGAGCTGAGGATATGTAGTGTACTTCATTGTCAAAATAAAGCCGCTTTCCGTTTTTTTCTTTCTTAAGGTCTTCGTCGCGGTAGAAGAATTCAATGGAAATATTACTATATTGTTCTCTCCCGCGCGGGATCGGAAGGCAGAACCCAAAAACATTGTTCTTGTAACTTTTGATATCTCCTAGTGCAGTCATCTCTGCAACGATTTTCGGCGCGTCTCGATCAAAGATGCCAATAATTTTTCTAGTTTGATGTAACTTGCTCACTTGTTCCAGTAAAAGTTTTAGTTTAGAGTCTCCCCAGTCTCCTGGAATGTCGTAGAACTCCATCTCGGTTTTTATCCCAAGCTTTTTTTTCGCCGCTTTTAGGTGTGTTATGTCTGTTTTCCCCTCGGTAATTATCAGGGGGAGGGTGCTATCTGTAAGCTTTTCCTTAAGTTCTAAATACGAGTCTCTAAATTTTCCGTTTTCCTCGATGAGCATATCGTATACTTCAAGGTATAGCTCGTTGTTTGTTGGGTCTCGATAGATTCCGAAGTTGTCGAGGTCTACGATCTTGGAGCGCTCCTTGCATATGTCGGCGAGTCCCATGTTGAAGAAAGGAGAGTGGGATGACGTTATGAACTGGACTCTAGGAAACATCTGTAGAAGTCTTGGAAGGGCCTCTTTCTGAAGCTTGATGTGGAGGTGTTTATCTATCTCGTCGATTAATACGATGCCGGAGATTTCTGCTATCTGACGACCTCGGCTTATTTTATCACACTGTCTGAATATTTCGCCAAATAGGCACATTAGTGCGGCTTCACCCGTAGAAACCTTGAAGATAGATGGATAAATAGTAGTTCCAGTTACCTGGTCTTGAATTTTGATCCTTGTAAGCCCTCTTCCTCGCATTCCAAGACCAAGCGTCACGGGTTTCTTTGTTTTGCCAATGAGGGCATAGTTTATCAAAGTATTCAGTTGCTTGACTATCGTCTGAGTTTGGTCTGGATCGAACTGCTGATCTAAGACTATATCCATGATCCATGATGCTAATGACGGCAGTCCGCTGATAACTTCGAGAGGGTTGGCTAAATATCCTGAAAAAGTTTCGGCAAGACCGAAATCGATTTTGGTATTGTAAATTTCATTGATATATCCCGGTTTTTCATAACGGTAAGCTGGGAATGATGTGGCGATGTTCGATCCTAAAGCATCTCTGGTAGCTTTCTGTTCGCCATTGTGGAATTTTAGAGAGTTATCACTTTTGGGTAGGGTGGCAAAAGAGATTTTATTTTCGATAGGGATGAGGTTATAGGTTTCTTCATCGAGCTCGCCGACGGCATCGATGTAGTCTAATGAAGAGTCGCCTAAATTGAGGCGTAGATAAAATATCGATGGTTGGGTGACGTCAAGACTATTCAGAGTTGACATGGTTCGATAATAAGCGCCAGCCTTTGGGGCGAATTCATTAGGGTAGGCCTGCTTTGCGATTTCATGAAATGCATCAACTATGTGTGAAATAATTGTCGTCTTGCCCCTCCCGTTGGTTGCTGTAAGTACCGCAATTTCACCTGCTTCTAGGGTGAGGTCTAGTAGATCAAAAGGAGCACGATTCTTGAAGTAAATTCGTTCGATAAAGAAGGCCATATCATAAATCCGAGGGTTATTGAAGGTTGATCGTAACTTACGTCAAGCGGCGATTGCCACACTGCTTGCGCCTTTCAAATGGATAACACAGTGACATCCCGCACAACCGGATACAGGCGGCCCGCACCGCTGGCTAGCTTGATAGAGGGAGGTATAGAATTGGTCTATGGGGTTAGCTAAACAGTTTAGGCTTCTAAAAAAACAAGCTTTCAGGAGTGTGTGTCCAATCATCATCTGAACTTATCCTTGCTGCCTTCCTTAAGCGGTAGGTTTGAAACCGCCATTTGTTGGGAAAACGCTCACCTCCGCAGGCGGTCTATTCCGGATGAGATCGCTTCGGTATGGACATCTAGGGTCGCTAACGCAGCCATGGCGTTTTCATGTATGTGTACTGAGCCGCGATGGCACACCCATAGTGAGAGCTCCTCTAGAGCTGCTCTGATGGCGGTCTGGTTCAGATGCAACAGCTCAAGGGTGTCGGCTGTGATTGAGGCTTGGTCATCCATACACATTCTCCTATTACAATTTTTTAGGCAAGTTAAAAGGAAGCTCCAGACGCTTTATGCCTAAATAGGGCAGGTGGTTATAGACTCGCCTTCTTTTCAGGGCTCTGGCGGGCTACTGGGAGCAGCGGAGGTTTCAAATCCTCAAATCCAGCCTGACAAGAACAGTTCAGGGGACAGCACGGCTTCATAGGACTCTCTCCATGGGGCAGAAATGATTCAAGCCGTGCGCCACCAGATGCCAATTATGCCCACATGCATGGATGCCAGAATGAGAAGGCGGCCAAGCCCGTATATTGTGGGGTTTTGACACGTTGTCTTGTTCCTATTTCAGCATAGTCGTTGTATGCAAACTTTAGCAGTTAGATTTTTTTAACGAGTGACCATTTAGCACTCGGACCATTGCCCGTTCGCATTGCGTAGGTTGCTTTTCTCAAAAAGGCGCTGGTATGAGTTGTACTTTTATGTTCAAGAAGTTGGGTGATGTTTTCATTGGAAGCTTCATTGAACTCTTGTAGATAATCAAAAAGCTTCACGTGTTTGCCTGATGTTTGGCTTATTTTCAGGGGGTTCTGTGCCTTGAAATGTGCTGCCCATGCCGGTTTGAATCGTATAAAAATTCCATTATTAGTTCCGCATAATTCTAGCTCGGGATGTTTTTTTACCGAAGATTTGATGGTCTCCCATGAGTCTCCATCATGGATCGATATTCTTTTTGTGAGCTCTTGAACATCCATGTGACCTATTCGATAGAGACTATTGAATATCACTAGATCGGGCAAGCTGAATTTTTCTGGTGAGTGCTGCACCTTAACAAATATTTCAGGAATTATAGCCTTGGCAGAAAGCGTGACCTCTACGGTATCAAATGACTCACGGAACTTTGGAAACTCTCTGCCGTAGGCTAAAGAGCCGAAGTGCATTCGTTTGACCCCCATGCCCGCACGGTCTACTAGCTGGAAATTCATTAGTAGCTTGGCGAGAGCTTTGTTCCTGTGGCGAGGTTGGTGAGAGGTGATGTTCTCAGCGGTAACCCCTCCATAAAATACGCCGGGGTTAGTAACGATCATGCGTTCAAAGTTATAGTCGACAACTACCATGCCTTCGATTGAATAGTCACGGTGTACCATAGCGTTCATATAGCATTCGTGAAACGCAGTGCTATCTAGGATTTTACATTTATGCGTTTTGCCTGCGTATTGCAGTGATATTTCTGAGTTGCATGAGTTGAAAAGATTTTTGATTTTCTGGATTGTGTTCCATAAGTTGTCATCCCAAACAATATTTTGCAAAAGCTCACCACTAGCTTTTCGCCATGTGAATCTGTACTCGTAGGTGCCGAGCCATTTTGCGATATCTTCTGGCTTGCCTAGAAACAGCAACCCTGACTTGGTAACTAAACCGTTGGTGGTTGCGCCAATGGCTTCAAGGAATGCGGAAGTTGTTGGAAGTGTCTCCGTCGAATATTTGCGTGAGCAATAATCCTTGTACGCTTCTATGACGGCGTTGGCGTCTAAGTTGCTTTCCCGCATTTGTTCCATGACTTCTGCTGTCCAGTCGTAGCTTACAAGGCTAGAGACTGCCAGCCTGATTTCTTCAGGCATCATTGGTCGGCTGGAGCGACCATCGCGAATACATGTCTTTCCGCTAGTCGTTGAGATTAGGGAGTCTCTACGAGTGGGGACATGCACCGAGAGGTAATTTTTTTGTTCGAAATTTATGTATTGAGCTCTGAGATCTATATTAGGGCGGAGCTTTCCCTTGATTCGTTGCTCAATTTCAATGGCGTCTGAAGCTTCGAAGCCCACAAGTTGACTTTTCCAGTCTTGATCCTTTACGTTGCTTCCATCTTTAATTCCTATAATTATGACCCCGCCCCTTTTGTTGGCTAGGGCGGAAACTTCCTCGGCCAATTCTTTTGAGTTGTGCAGGGATGCAATATTAGAAAACTCTTTAAATTCTACTTCTTCGCTTTCAAGAAGTTCGCTGTTGACGTGCTTGCAGGCTTCAATGATTCCCTTGAGCTCGTCTTCACTCTTCATGTACAT